GCACCGGACAGAGCATAGATACCTCCAGCAGTTGAAAACCTGGATGGAAAATCAGGACTGGCGACAGAACCAGATCGACTTCACATCCCCAGCGGTGAGCGCATGAACCTCGAAACGCAGTTCGCCAACCTTTGCCGACCTTCCGAGGAAGAATCCCTTGTGTGTTCCGTGGTTGATGGTCTGCTATCCGGGGATTCGGAAGCCCACCACGCGCTCTTGTCTGTCCCGGTTGAGGCTTTCACCTCCGTCCGCGCCCGGGAAGTCTGGGAGGCCATGGGGCGGCTTTACCGGGCAGGCCAAGCCCCGGACCTTCCGGCCATCAGGCGCGAACTCTGGCAGACGGGCCGGTCTGAGGATCCGCACCTCACCGACTGGCTAGACGCTGGGACCTGGGGCAACATCCCCGCCGTGTCCCAAGTGGTGACCACCCTTCACCAGCGCCGGGAACTCTTCAAACTGTTCCAGCGGGCATCGGCTGAAACCCTCAACCTCGTTTTGGACCACCAGGAACTCGCCCAGGCTACGGCAACCCAAACCCTCGGGATCGTGGCCACGTCCCAGGCGCAAGACACGGTTAACGTATGGGAAGCTGTGGACGCAACCATTAAGGCGGGGCTGAAGTTTCGGGAATCCCAGGATTCAGGCGGGAAATTGGCTTGGTTCGGGATTCCGATCCTCGACGGTGACCCCGAAGAGGGCGGCATTCCGGCTGCTCCGGGTCATGTGGTTATCGTGGCAGCTCGCCCCGGACTCGGAAAAACCGCCCTGGCAACCCAGATCGTAGGAGCCTCGGCTATCGGCGGGGAATGTGTGTTTATGATCTCCCTGGAGCTAGGCCGCTGGGAAATGCTCCAGAGGTTGGCTGGCTGGTTCTCAGACACGCGGCGGGGGGCATTCGGGCATGGAACCTACTGCGAGTTCCACGCGGCACGCCTGAGGGGCCAGAAAGAAGCTTTGCAGCGGGTGAGGGTTTGGGATCCGGCTGGACCGTCATGGAGCCGGATCGAAGCCAAGATCCGAGGCGCGGCCATGAAGGGATTCCGGGTTATCGTCATTGACCATTTCTCAGAAATAGATATCAAGGGACTCGTTCCCAAGGGCGGCAAACGATCCGAGGGGGCCATGGAATGCGCCCGCCGAATGAAGGTCATCGCAAAGGAACTCGGGATCTGTATCGTGCTGCTGGCCCAGCTCAACCGCGAAGTGCCGCCCGGTGAAATCCCGGGGACTGAACATCTTAGGGAAACCGGGGAACTCGAACAGATCGCCTATTCCATCCTGGTCCTGTATTACGAATCTCGCCCGTCAGCCGGTCCTAGTCGGAAGGCTCTGGGACCGGATGCGCCCCCGCCCGATGTTAAACCCGCGCTCCGAATGGCCCTCATCAAGAACCGGGACGGTAAGGCAGGCTATACGCGGCGGCTCGATTTCGACGGCGGCTCATGCCGGATGGTGGCCCATGCCTGATCCCATCTTCGAGCGAGAAACCCGGGAATCCATGAAAACCATTCTGGCTGCGGTCCAGATGTATGGGGCAGACGGGCAGAGCGTCCCGATTCGCATGGTGCACCATTTCGCGTCCCTGGCGCGGTTCGATGTTCCCGAAAATCGTTTCGGCGACACCCTGGAAAGCCTAGTGAATGCTTGCTTGTTTGCCCTTGGAGGGGAGGAACTGCCGAGGGTTCCCCGCCCTGAAGTGCCGGCCTATCGCTCGGACCTGCCCCAATGGGACCCATGGGCGCTGCGGTGCAACCTGGAGGCCTCCAAGCGTGTGGGTCTGCGAGTGCGGTCCTGGGAGGATCCCCAATTGCGCGAATGGTTGGATTACACAATCAAAACATTGGAGGCGTCGTGAGTTCCTTACACCCCAAGCGCCACGAGGATCCAGCCCACCTCAAGCGCATCCGGGCAATGGGTTGCATCACCTGCGAGATCAAGGGGCTTCAGCAGACCAGCCCAACCGAAGCCCACCACATCCGGCGACGGCCAGACGGGCAGAGTTACGGAACCAGTCAGAAGGCGGGCGACCGGGAAACGATTCCGCTCTGCCACACATGCCACTGGAACGGCGTGGGATCGATCTACACCCGCAAACAGTTCGAGGCTGAGTTCGGCGACGAGCGGGAACTGCTGGCCATGGTGCTCAAGAAGTTGGGGATGGAGGTGGCTGCATGAAGATTCCCTTTGTGATTCGGGACGAAAAGACCTTGGCCTATTTCGTGACCACACTAAACCGTCTGATTGCGGAATGGGCGGGGCGCGATATTGCCGTGACACTCTCGGACGATGCCACGCGGACTATCGAGCAAAACGCTGTGCAGTGGCCCATCCTGCATGAGATTGCCAAGGAATACGAATGGCCGGTCAACGGGGCCATGCGGAAGATGGACGAAGAGGGCTGGAAGGATCTGCTCACTTCGGCATTCCGAAAGGAACAAGCCCAGGTTGCTCAGGCATGGGACGGGCAAGGCATCTGTCTCGTTGGGCACAAGACGCGAGAGTTCGGGAAGCGTGAGTTTTCAGACTGGATCGAATTCCTAAAATCTGCGCGTGAAGAACTCAAGATTCGGAAGGATCAGGCCGGGAGGATGGTGGCATGAGTGATCACATGGAATGGATGAAGAGAATAAACCATATCCAAGACGAAATCCTCCGGGCGTTGGTTGAATCTGAGGAGTTATCACCACGATTCTTCCCAATCCTGGGGGCAGAATACGCAGACAGCCCAATCGAGAATCCATTTGCTTTTAAATCAGAAACCCAATACCAGATTGAAGATTGCTTGGATTCTATGGAACTCCAAATGATGGGGATCAAGCCATGAGACTCACCCCTCTCGAATCCGACATCCAGAAAGCCATCATTGACGCTTTCAAGCTAAAACACCGAATCGACCTATACCCGATTGATGCGGGCGGAAAGGGCTTCAGATCGTCGGCAGGATCAAAGGGCCACTCTGGTATACCCGAAGGCTTCCCCGATCTCCTGGGCTTTGTGGCACCCCAAGGAAGGGGTTTGTTGATTGAAGTCAAACGCCCGAGACAGAAACCAAAGCCGAAGCAGGTTGAATTCATGGCCGGTTTGGCATGGCTTGGGACGATCACGTTTTGGGCAGATTCCGTAACTTCCGCCCTGGATCAATTCGAGCAGGCTATGAGGAGGACGGCCTAATGTGGGCTGAAGAAGCCATAGCGCCGCAAATAGCAGGTGATTGGTTCGCTACCAATACGGAGACTACGCCTTATCTGTTTGTAATCCCTCAAGGGCTATCTCCGGTTTGCCCGCCTAAATGCCGATATTGCGGAAGGTTCAAACAGACACCCAACCTAAAAACATGCGATGGATGTGGAGCGCTAAAATGAATAAGCCTGGACCCAAGAAGGGAACTCCCAAACAGGAGGCATTCGTTCGGGAATATCTCATCGACCTGAACGCGAGTGCGGCCTATCGCAGAGCCGGCTATGTGACCGGGAATGCCAATGTGTTAGGGCCTAGGTTGCTGGCAAATGCTGGCATTGCAAAGGCTATACAAGAAGCCATGGATAAACGGGCTGAACGAGTCGAGATTGACGCCGATTACGTGCTCAAGAACATCAAGTCCATCGGTGAACGATGCATGCAGCGTGAGCCCTTGATGCGTGGCACCGGAAAAGAGCGTAAGCAGGTCAAGGAATTTGTTGAGGATCCCGAGACGGGCGAGGAAGTGCTTGCCGATGTCTGGACGTTCGACAGCCAAGGAGCGCTAAAGGCCCAAGAACTACTAGGGAAACACCTGAAGCTATTCACGGACAAGACGGAAGTATCCGGTTCCGTGACGGTCCAGGCGTCAGAAACGGACGAAAAACTGTGAAGCTCACCAGCCGCCAGATGCAGGCGCAAGCCGTTCTCGCTGGAGATGCCACGCATATCATGCTGTTCGGCGGTTCCCGCAGCGGGAAGACCTTCCTGCTTGTGCGGAATGTCTGCATGCGGGCGCTCAAGGCTCCGAATTCGCGGCATGCCATCCTGCGGTTCCGGTTCAATGCCGTGAAGTCCTCCGTGGTGATGGATACCTTCCCGAAGGTGATGCGCTTGGCCTTCCCGGGCGTGAATTATCGTCTAGATAAGACAGACTGGTATGCAGAATTTGAAAATGGTTCACAGATTTGGTTTGGTGGACTCGACGATAAAGAGCGAACCGAAAAGATTCTTGGCATGGAGTTTGTCACTCTGTATCTAAACGAAGCTAGCCAGATCCCGAAATCCTCCCGTGACCTGGCAGTAACCCGCCTTGCTCAGCAGGTAGACCAGATCATCAAGGGCAAACCGGCCCAGCGCATGAAGCCTAGGATGTATTACGACTGCAATCCTCCGTCGAAAGCACACTGGACATATGTTCTATTCGTCGAAAAGCGAGACCCGGAAACCAAAAAGCCGCTCCGAGACCCGAAAGACTATGAATGTTTTCAGATCAATCCCGAAGACAACACGGATAATGTGAGCTCGGACTACCTTGAGAAGACGCTTCAGGGCTTGAGCGCACGGTTACAGAAGCGGTTTCTCAGGGGCGAGTTCGCGGATGCCACGCCTAACGCACTGTTCCATGATGAAGACATTGACAAATGGCGTGTGACTGACGGGAATGTTCCTGAGTTTGTGCGGGTCGTGGTTGGCGTGGATCCCAGCGGAGCTGATGATGCGGATAATGCAGACAACGATGCTATTGGCATTTGCGTGGGCGGTCTGGGAATCGACGGTAATGCCTACCTGCTCGAAGATTGCACGGTCAAGGCTGGGCCTGCGACTTGGGCGCGTGTGGCAACGGATGCATTCGACCGTAACGAAGCGGATGTCGTAGTCGGAGAACAAAACTTCGGCGGGGCGATGGTCAAGAGCACCATCCAGACCGCACGGCCCAGGACGCCATACAAGGCTGTGACCGCTGCTCGTGGGAAAGCTGTTCGCGCCGAGCCGTTTAGCGCCCTCTATGAGCAAGGCAAGGTCCGGCACGTTGGCGAGTTCCCAGAACTCGAAGACGAGATGACCGCATTCTCAACCACTGGCTACACGGGGGCAAAGAGCCCGAACCGTGCGGATGCCTGGTTCTGGGTGTTGGC